TTTGTAAGGGTTAAGGGCAGCTTTCACCAGCTGCCCTTTTTTTATTATTCTTTGATCCTAGTGAGTGATGGGGCAGAATGGGTTTCGATGATAGCACCATCGGGAATCTCAATCTTCAACTTTTTAATTGCAGCTGGTGTTTTCAGCTCATAAGCCTCGGCTGGCCAATCATGTTTGAATTCTGGATTCCATTTGGTCATCTTGCGTCCAGCTTGAAGTGACCAGCCTTGGATTTCACCTCCATTGCCCAAATACTGTTTTGCAGCGTCTTGTACAGACTCAACCCATACTTTGCACAATTCGGCCTTGTCCAATAGCTCATGCATAGGTTTGGTTGTTTTTTCAAAATCAATTTGTGCAGCTTTGACTGCAGCATCTTTGATGGATGGGCAAATGGCTTTGGCTCGGCAGTATTTGCATTGTTTTGCCCCAGCAATCTTTGGTGCAGTTGGCTCATTGGCCATCTTGGCAATAATGACCAACTCCTCCTCAAATTTTTCCATGTCATCAAATGACACATAGTATGGTTGGCAATTGTTGTGTGGCTGAAATATGTGCAGAAAAATGTGTGTGACTCTAATGTCTTTTTTAATGCACATCATCAATGCGCCAAGTGCATACATCATCAGCTGCTTATTGTTTTCTGGACTGACTTTGATTCGGCCAGTTTTTAAATCCACCACATGAAGTGCTTTGTCAATCACAAACACTGCATCAGCAGTGCCCCCCAAGTCTGGATGAATCCTTGACAAATATGGTGTCAAATTCAGCTCGAGAAAAATAAACCTGGCTGCAGCTGATGCCTTTTTAAGATAGGTCACATAGTCAATGGCAATTTGTACCATCTCGGCATCAAATTCATTGTAATCAATGGCCATTTCATTCCACATCAGATCGGCCAATTCATGTATGCTGGTGCCACGTTGAGCAGCTGCATTGGTTGGATTGGGCAAATCTTTCTCAAGCAAATATGAGCCAGGGCAGAGAATGATTCGCTCAAGTTTCGATGCAGATATTGGTGCGTGTGTTGTCATGTTTAATTCCTTTGGTTAATGGGTGGGAGTCAATTTGGTCGTTTTCTTAATGGGGCAGAAACCAGAAAAATTCCCCAATTCCGACATCCTTGATTGTCTGGTTAACCTCCCAAAACTTTACTTTGATAATATTGGTCTTGCTCTTTTCTGTGTCAAACATTGATTGACATAATTGGTGGCCACCTCGATGTCCTTGACTGTTGCTGCTTTGAGTTGTTCATCATGCAGCTGCATTACAAAATTGATTGCTTTTAACTCTGGGCCTTTGACGATGAATCGGTAATTCATCTCAACGCCACGTTTTGCACAATCAAACAATGCGTCTTGAGCCTCTTTAATTTCCTGTTGGTATTCATCTCCAATATTTTGTTTGGCCAATGCCTCTGTGATGTTGAATGCTGAAATCAATGTATCGATGTCATTTTTGGTGGCTTTTCCCATTCGCAAATCATCCAATGCAAAATGATTTTTCAATTGCAATGAAACCAACTTATCTTTGAGATTCACCATTGGCATCATGCCTGATAAGACATAAGCCATGGTGTTCAATATCACTGGCTTTGGCCTATACTTTGACCGCTTACGCATTGTCTCCCCTTGCTCGGATTGTTTCAGCAATAGTTTTTGATGGGTGTGGATAAGCCATCACCCATTCGTCTGCAAGCCTTGCACATCGCTCACGTTCTATTTTTGCTATTAATTTAACAAACTTTTTAAGACTATCATTTTCTAAACTAAATTTGATTGCAACTGTTGGGTAACTCACATCGTGGACATATTTCATTTCTTTACCACCTGAATGTATAGCCAAATCAATGATTTCATCTTTAGTCATTGCATTGGCCTCCATTGTGTCCTCGGTTCATTGCAATGCTTGATATAAAAATGAACTAAAAATGCAAACACTTGCACATAAGTCATTTTGACACCACTGTCTGCAGCCAGTTTGTCCCTGATCAAATCAATTTGCTCTGGCACATACAAAGTTATACGTTTGGTTTTGCTCATTGCTCATTCTCCCTTTTGGTGACTTCATCCTGAATGTACCAAATCGCCTTTTTTAAATCCTCAATGGCATCTTGCTTGAGGTCACACCGCCAAATGTATTTGACTGCATTGCCCAAGTTAAATCCCATGTGCCTGGTGATCTCGATGCACTCGATGCCTGATGGATGTTCAGTGTAGTGTGGTGGATGATTAATCAAATCGGGTTTCTTTCTCATGCTGCAGTCCTTTCATTGGTTGGTAATTTCTTTTTTTCTTTGGTCAAATAACGCTCGAGTAAATCTTGAAATCGGTCAATCAATTCCCAGTTGACATCCTCTGGTTTTGATTCGACAAGATGATCGATGATTCTTGCTGCTTGTTTTAAGAGTATTTTTTCCATAGGATTAAATGATTTGGTTAATGACATTTTGTTTTTTGAGGATTTTTGAAAGAATGGTGTGATCCAATGAATTGGAAATTGTGAGCAAATAAATAAGTGGAGCCGATCCAGTTTTATTGATATTTTCCACTCTGGAACTGGCTTGCTGCAGAGCTGATGTTTGCCATGTGGCCTCAACAAAAATGACTGTATCGGCTGCAGATAGGTCAATACCTTCCTGACACGCTGCCAAATTGCCAATGAATAGTTTTGTTGTGCCATTTTGAAAGTCCTCAATGAGTTTTTGTCGTGCAGCTGCTGGTGTGTCTCCTGTGATGATGGATGGTTTGTGATCTTTAAGAATGGTGGCCAATTGATGCACCACATCTTTGTGATGGGCAAAAACAATCACTGGCTCATCGGCCAACTTGGACTCGATAAACTCTGCAGCTGGTTTGACTTTACGCATTCCAGCCTCTTTCATTACCTCTGATAAACCCTCAAAAGCCAGCATAGGATTTGGGTGTTCGATCAATGCATCAGCGTTGAATTCTTTTTCACGCTTATCAATTGGCAAATCAAATGTGATCAGTGAAGTGATTGGCTGCTGGTAATTGGTAAAAATATCAGCCTTGGTGCGTCTGAGCATTACTGGCTGCATGATGGATCGCAGCTCTGGCAAATTACTGGCTCCTGACGTATCCAGCCCCCATGGTGCATTCCATAATTTGGCATATCGCAATCCAAAGTCATACCAGCCCCCCCGATAGACTCCCAAGCCATGCAGCAATGGCCACAACTCGATGGGCCTGTTTGGGATGGGTGTGCCTGATAGGGCATAAACTCTGCGAATGCGTTTCATCCATTTAAGTGCAGCAATGGTGCGTATGGTTTTGGGGGATTTGATTCTGTGGCTTTCATCCAGCACCAGAGTTTGATATTGGCCAAGCTCATTGAGTGAGCCTAGAACATCATAATTGATGATGGTGACCCCATCATTTTTTGCATTCTGTGCATTCACTTTGCCATTGACAACTGTGACGTTTCCATGGTAGCCAAGTTTTTCAAATGCAGCTTTCCAGACATTTTTCACAATGGCTGGGCAAATGATCAGAGCTGGCAAATGCTCAAGTGCTGCAGCTGCCGTTGGCAATGTTTTGCCCACTCTTGGCTCATCGGCCAGGATGGCTCGCTTGGTGTTTAAGAGAAAATCTCTCGATATTTCTTGATGGGGGAAAAGCATTTTTGATCCAGTTTTCAGTTAATGAATCCTCAGTATATATTAAATTTTGTGAAATTGTGGGAAATTTTGAGAATTTATGTTATAGTGATTCCACCCACACAATTCTGTGTCGGTATTTTTTAAACTGTAAACTGGAGTAAATATGTCTAAATTTGTAACTGGCAAAGGCCGTTTTTCTTTTCTCAATTGGGCCAGCCCCAAGATCAATGAATTGTCTGGAAAAGAAGAATTTTCCACTGAATTCATCATTCCCAAAGGTGACACGCAAACCATTGCTGGCCTCAAAGCTGCAATGAAAGGTGCACTTGATAAAAAGTGGAATGGGAAATATCCAGCCAATCTGCGCAATCCGCTGCGTGATGGTGACACTGAAACAAAGCAAGATGGCACACCATTGCCTGATCAATACAAAGGCAGCTTTTTCATTCGATGCAAGTCAAATGAAAAGCCTGGTGTCATCGATGCTGAGGGTCAACCCATTCTGGCAGCCAATGATTTTGTCTCTGGTGACTGGGGTCGTGTATCTGTCACTGCATATGCATATTCCCAAGCTGGAAACAATGGTGTAGCATTTTGGCTGAACAACATCCAGCTGCTCGAGAAAGGTGACGCACTAGGGTCCAAAGCCTCGGCAGTGGATGATTTTGGAGTGGCCAAAACCGCTTTCCAAGATTCTAATATTCCTTTCTAAACCAATATGTATCAATATCTGCTGAATCAATTTGGTGTTCGTTTGACTCTCGATGAAGTGGCTGGAGTGCTGAAAGTGCCAATCGGTACTATTTACAACAAACGCTCTAAAAATGAACTGAGTTTTCGCACATACAAAGATGGACTCAGAGTGTTTGTGGACACCAAAGATTTGGCAGATTACTTGGATAAAACAAAATGAAATTCCCAAATATAAAACAATACACACCAGCAGATAAAACCGATGTAATGACCACATGGAAACGATTCGGTTTTATCCCTCCAAGTGAAGATGCCAATTACCAGCGCAAATGGACACTGTATAAATATTCAATCAACGCTGCTGATTACAATATCAAAAATGTTTGATTGGTTTAATATTTTTATGTGGGCAATCGCTCTCGGCTTGCTGGGATTGATTGCCTTTATTTTCAGCACCATTGGATTGATGGTTTATCTATATCTGAAAGAGCATTAGGCTCCACAGATTCTTTCGCATTGGTGCATCACTGCAATGCGCTGCTCTGCACCAAATAATCCCCCATTGATGATTTCTGTGAGTTTGTTGTAATTTTTGGCTTGTGCAGCCTCATTGCACTTATGCGTTTTCCAATACCAGCCACCAATTTGTGCAGCATATTTGGGTGTGCGTGCCAGGTCAGGATTGTGTACCAGATCGATGCCCAATGCTTGGCCAGCATGGTAAAAATTATCATGTCCAGTCAATTGACAAATTGCTGATCCTCTGAAACGCCAGCCATCTCCTGATGCCTCATCTCGATTACCCATACGATTTGAGTAAATGTGATTGGCAATTTTTTCTGGCTGATGGGCATACTTTAAAGCCTCATCCATCGATGGAAACCGCTTTGGCCACAATTTCATCAGCGTTTCTGGCCGATAATTTAAATTCTCACTCAAATCTTTAAAGTGATTTGACTCATATGAGAATTGGCCAATGAAACACGCCTGTTCTTCAAGTGTTGAAATGCCCCATCGATCAAATGTGTCATTGAGTGGGATCGTCCAAACTGGATCGATTTTCAGCTCGATCAGCTGCTCTGATGTGATCATTTCACGCCCCCATTGACTGTTTCCATCACTTGGTTATAGGTGGCAATGCAACTGTTGAGCTGGATGATTGCATTGTCTCCGTCTGCTGCGATTTGGACAATATCTTTAAGAGCCTGTCTTGAAGACTCGGCTCCATTGGTTGTATTTCCGCTGGCAATGGTGGCATCTGAATTGGGTTGTAAGGCACAACTGGTGGGGAGCTGCAGCCGACCAGCATCGATGTCAGCATCAATGCTGCTTTGCTTGGATTTGTTTTCATCTTTTGATTTCCTGAGTGCTGCGCCAGTTTGCGCCAGCTTTTTGTTTAACTCGGATTCTTTGGCTCTTGCTTCTTGATTAAGTCGGTCAATTTCGACTTGATCTTCAGCCATGCGTCTTTGATAACCATGATGATCGCTGACATAATAACCTCCTGTAATGACCAAAAAAATTCCAAGCACTTTTAATATAAGTGCATGGGCCTTCAACATTGGTAGAAACCCCACCAAATATGAAAGAGTGTATGCAATCACTCCACCGATCAGTGCAATGATTGCAATGTAATAAAACAAATCATCAAAAAACCATGAAAGCCAACTAAACATTTTTTGTGCTTTCTCGAGCCTGGGCAGTCCTCAAACGCTCCTCTTGGTCTTCCAATGTTGGTGGCCCAGCTGGTGGTGGTGGTGCAGTCCAATTGGTTGATGGGGCCATCATAACCACTGGTGGTGGAGGAGGAGCCACATATGCAGCAGTATTGCCTTTGGCTGCATTCATCATGTTGGTGGCCTCATTGCTGATGCCCTTGGTCATAATACCGCCAATGCCCCCCACGATCAAAAGCACAATGTCATTGAGCATTTTGGTAAATGCCTGGTCAATTGGGGCCATGGCTTTGATAGGCTGGCTCACAAACATCACGCTATAGATCAGCGTGACCACAATGAAAAACAAAATCAAAGTAACGACAATGATTACAAATGCCCTGACTCTGACTTCGATGTCATCTGCATTGAGTCTGTCCTTGGGACTGTTGAGTAATGCCAGCAGTATTTCCTTCAATTTTCTTCTCCAATATTGGTGCCACTAAATAATCTGGACAATCTTGATCAAACTCACATCTTGGCCTTTGACAAACATCTTTGCTAAAGTTTTCAGGGTCTTGGCAAAAATACCGATATTGATCATGGCAGCCAGCCAACAACATCAAAACAATCAAAATCAGATATTTCATTTTCCCTCAATTCTGGTCAAAGCCTTATCAACTCGAATTTCCATTTTTCTGACATCGGTATACATCCACGCCAGCAATGGCAAAAAAAGCAAAATCACAATGAGCAAAATCACAATCAATATTAAAGCTGGTGTGTCAGACTTAGAATCATTCCCCACATCCACAGAATCATTAGAACTGTAATTGCTGAAACCACCATTCGATTTTTGACTAAATCCGCTTTTTGGTTTCGTTGCCATTGTGCTTTCCTCTTTGCCAACAACTCCTCTCGTCTTGCAAGTGCTTGGACATTCGCAATGTGCCCAATTTGTTCATTGACCCTTGAATACAAATCTTTCAACTCACTTGGCACATGATAGACCATGTAATTTGAAAGCTCAGAATTCAATTTTTCCATTTGTAAATCAGCAATGACCAACTTGATAGCAATTTCGTTGCCTTCTTCATTGGTAGCGTGCAATGCCAGCTCCTCTTGTTCTTTTTTATAGTTTTTTAGGCCATTGTAGGCTTGAAAGAATTTGATCAATGCATCACTCACTTGCTGGTAAATGAGATTTTCATCAAACTCTGGTGGTGGCTCTTTTTTCTTTTTGGCAGCTTTTGGAGCTGCTTTTTGCACATTTTGTGCATTTTCTGCGTTTATTTTTTTATCTTGGCCAAAAATAGCAGTTAAAAATCCAAACAATCCTTTCGCCTTTTTTTGGACATCTTTGGCATCTTTGACAATGCCATCAATTTCCTTGACTGCATCGGTGACAATTTGCCTTCCTTCCTTGTACATTTCACACGCATCTTTGCAGAGTTTAAAAGCTCCGCTTGCAAGTGCGACAAGGGTAAATGGATCAATTTTTAGAACCCAAACAATTTATGGAAAAAGGTGGCTGCCACGCCTGGTCCAAGTAACACCAAAGCCATCACTGTGTAGAGCAAATACTCAATCTTGGTCATTCGCTTTTCGCCAGCCGTCAAATGCTCTTGGATGATTCTGTATCTCTCAGCACATACTGCCTCATGCACTGCCAGTCTTTTGTCGATTTCAGCGTCCATTGTCCACCCTTAAATGATGGCCAATTTTAAAACAATTCCAATGCCTTGACCACCTCATCAGGATCGACAAATGCATCATGTTTGTATTCTTGATCTTCCCACCACAAAAACTGGTCTTTGGCCAAATAATCCCGACTTTTAATCAAATTGACATTCTCTGGATGGCCAAAGATCAATGGGTCCGATACTGACCAAAGCACAATGCCAGGCTTTTTCTCGATGTATCCCAAATGTTGAAAGAATGAATCGCATGAAATCCATGTCCGACATTGCATCAGCAATTCTTTCAATTCATCCAATGGCAAATCGGGTCTGAAGTCTGGCCATATTTGCTTTTCACCACTGACCCCAATTTGTATCACTTTTTCTTTAATTTCCATCAATAAAACTGACCAATATGGGTAATTTTTAGGGTTTTCCCGACCATTCATCAGCTTTTTGGAGTATGGAGAAACAATGATCATAAATACATCTTTCTGAATGCCTCATTGAGTGAGCCTGTCCACTTCCATTGGGCCATTTTCAAATATATGTTCCACTGGTCGATGTCACCAAACAATGCTTTGGCTGCAGCAATCGATTCGCCAGCCACAATTTCTGGGTAGCAACTAAACACAATTGGGTTTTTGATGTAAGGCAATATTTCAGAAAATACCAAATGATCGCCCATGCCACAATTCAATATAACAATTGTGTTATTTTTAAACTTTTGAAAGTTTTGAAATATTTGCTCATCATGCGCATACATTGATTGATCAGTCTCTGACCTAATGCCACCATTGGGGTTTTTCAAATGCCAAGTGACCGCATTGGGCACCACATAAAGATCATATCCTTTTTGATGTAAAGCATTGCTAAACAATGTTTCTTCCCTGTGGGCCACTTTTGAAAGCCCCAAGTGATAATCCACAATGCCAGCTCGATACAAAAATGAGCAATGCAAATGCTCGACCTTTTTGCGTTTGTGAATATATTTCCATTGGATGTTTGGCTCTGCATCGATGTTGGCCATGGTGGCCGTTGGAAATGATTCTTCAAATTGCAATGGTGGTGTCAATATCGATCCACCAACTGCGCCCAAATTGGGATCATGCAGCGTCCAGCTAAACAATTCATGCAGCACATTGGCCTCTGGAATGGCATCATCATCCATGCGCCAAACCCATTTGTATCCCATGGTGTTGGCCGCTTGATGGTTGTGGTGTGTTCCCTTTTTAGCAGCAAACCTCCATTCCCATTCGATGCCTTTGATGTCCATCATTTGAAACAAATTTTTATAAATTAGCTCATTTCTGACATCCCTTGGATTTTCATTGTCATCAAAAATGACCACTTTGTCTGGCCGTTTGGTCTGATTAATAATGGCCGCCAATGCCAGTGGCAGCGTTGTGTCATATCTGCCTCGAGTGCCAATGCTGCATAAAACCTTATCCACGATCCCACCTCAGAATCATCAAATTGAATCGATTGTGTTCATTGATGGGCCTTGGCTCTGATGTGATTGATCCATGCTCGCCAATGTATTCCATTTTAAAATCATTGAAATGATCTTCATTAAGGCCATGCAGTTTGTGATGTTCTCCCCAAAATCCTTTTGGCTCATTCCATGGCACTGTGATTAATAATCGATTGCAATGACTTTTTAATTTTTCAACAATGTGCAGCCCATTGTCCAAATGTTCAATCACCTCAAAAGCAATGATGGTGTCAAACTGTGCCAGCTGGATTTCATTGATGTCTGCGCATGAAAATTTGATGGTTTCACCCCAATGCTGATCTTGAGCCACATCGATGATGATTGGGTCATAATCCAATCCCAAATACTCGATGTCATTGGGTAAAAATTGAGTGCCAAAGCCAGTGCTGCAGCCAATTTCCAAAATCTTTTTGCCACGCAGATTTCGATTGGCCCACATATATCGTGTGGCCTCTCGAGGATAAACTGGATCGCCTTTCAGAAAAACTGCACGCTCATAATTGTTTGTGAGTTTCCATCTGTAATATTCTGGATTGTGCTGCTTGGCAAAATTCAGCTCATTGATCAAGAGCATTTGCTCCCATGTTTTATTTTGTATTGTCATTTTGTTTTATTGTGGTGTTTCTGGTTGACTTTGTTTATGAATTTCAGCAATCAAACCAGCCACTTCTTGATAGGGTCTGGTTGCCAAATATTGCAAAATTGCATTGACCAATTGTGGTTGTAATGTAATGTTTTCCATTATGCAACCTTTGCAATAGCATCATGGAATGGTTGCAAGTTTTCAGTAGTCCAATATGTCTTGGCTACCATGATTTCCAAATGTGCTTTGTTTCTTTGCAAAGTGCTTTGCCATTCTGAATCTGCCATCATTTCAGGCTTAACACCATTGATAAGATTAACAGAATCCATTGCTGCAGAATAATGCCTAGCAATTTCTTCTGCGGTTGGTTGTTCAATAATATCAGTCATTTTTAACCTCCTACTTTTTGTTTAAGTTCATTAAGTTCTGTTGAAAGTTCTTTTACTGCATTGATCAGATGCCAAGTGATGTTACTTGTATCTACAGACAAAACCCCTGTGCTTTCTTGCTTTACGCAGTCTGGTAATACTTGTTGAAGTTCTTGAGCTATTACGCCCAACTGTGTGCCAGTAATGTTAACTGCATTTTGTTTGGGTAAATCCGTTACCTCATCCTCGGTACGGTATTCAAAGTTGCGAACTCGAACCTGATTGATAGCATTTAATCCAACTGTGTTGTCTACGATGTTTTTCTTCAGGCGTTGGTCTGATGTGGTTGACCAAGAAGATGAGTTGTTGCCTTGATAGACACCACCACTAAAAGGATTGATAAAACCTGTTGCCGAACCTTTGCCAGTAGTGTTGTAGCCAATAACAATTGAATAATTGTCTGTTCCTGCTGAAAGCAATGTTGATGCGCCCAAACATACTGTTCCTGTTCCAGAAGTTAAATTAGAACCTGCGGCATATCCTAAAGCAGTGCAACTTGCAGAACCATTTGCGTTGTAACTAGCTTGATATCCTACTGCTGTGTTGTTAGATCCTGAGGTGTTATAGCCAAGAGCACCACCACCTAATGCGGTGTTATAGTTGCCTGTAGTATTGTTATTTCCTACACCTTGATTAGACGCATCAAGACTTCCTACAAAAGTATTGAATGCTCCTGTTGTATTTAAGTATCCAGCAACTACTCCAATAAAAGCATTGCTACCGCCAGTTGTTGTACTATAACCAGCTTTATATCCTAAAAATAATTGGAATGCACCTGTGCTATTTGTATACCCAGCTTGATAACCAACTGCTGTATTGTTAGATGCTGTGGTGTTGGACAAAAGAACGTAATCACCGACTGCTGTGTTGTAATTGCCTGTGGTGTTTAATTTGAGCGACCACAAGCCAAACGCTGCATTCTCTGCGCCCGTTGTATTGGAATACAAAGCCAAAGCACCGACAGCAGTTAATGGGGTACCCGTTGTATTGCTATATCCAGCTTGGTAACCTACTGCTGTGTTGTTGGATGCTGTGGTGTTTTGAGTAAGTGCAGAACCACCAATAGCTACGTTATAACCGCCAGTAGTGTTTGCGTTTAACGCATAGTAACCAGCAGCCGTGTTCCAAGCCCCAGATGTAGTTGCGTTTAAAGCGTTATAGCCTAAAGCAACTTGGGCAACGCCACTCGTATTAGCCGCCAAAGCACTAGCACCCACCGCAGTATTTGTAGAAACACTACCAGCCCCTTGACCCACAGTCAATCCATGAATGGTTGCATCGTTGGTAACTGTATGTCCTAAAGTGGTCAATACAGTACCATTAAAAGTCATGTTGGCAGAACCAGCAAACGAACCGCCATTGTTGTATTGAACTTGTGTATTAGAACCGCCTGGACTACTTCCAGCTCCTGAATATCCAGAAAAACCGCTAAAACCACTGATCCCTGACCCAGAAAATCCAGAATATCCGCTGATTCCAGACCCGCTATACCCGCTGAAACCACTGTACCCCGATACACCAGATCCACTGTACCCGCTATAACCTGACACGCCAGAACCACTGAAACCAGAGTACCCTGAAATCCCACTGAATCCTGACCAGCCAGATACACCTGATCCACTGAAACCAGAAATCCCGCTAAATCCTGAGATACCAGAATAACCACTATAACCTGACGTACCAACTGCACCAGAAAGTGAAACAGTCCAATTGCTAAATGATGCACCACCATTTACATATGTCACGTTTACAGTCAATGAAGTGCCCGAATATGATGTAATCAATCCTTCCATGTATTGGCTTGGGACTGATGTGGCATATACCCTGACATATTGGCCAACTGCAAATGCGGTCACACTTGCATCTAAATTGGTTGTAAATGATTTGCTGCCAATTCCAATTGAATTGGAACCTGTGGCAGTTAATCCAGAATATCCCAATCCAGAATAACCACTGATGCCTGAGTATCCAGAATATCCTGATGTGCCAGACTGGCCAACTGCGCCAGAATATCCACTAAAACCACTATACCCAGAAACACCACTGCCTGAATATCCTGAATATCCGCTGATGCCACTGAATCCAGAATAACCTGATGTACCAACTGCACCAGAATATCCGCTAAATCCAGAATATCCAGATATACCAACTGCGCCAGACCAGCCACTAATACCGCTATATCCTGAATATCCACTAATACCAGACTGGCCAATTGCACCTGAATATCCGCTGATGCCACTGAATCCAGAATATCCAGAAACGCCTGATCCACTATATCCTGAAAAACCAGAATAACCTGATGTACCAACTGCACCAGAATAACCGCTAAATCCACTATATCCAGACACGCCAGAGCCTGAATATCCACTGTATCCACTAATGCCGCTGAATCCACTATACCCAGACACGCCAGAGCCTGAATAACCACTGTATCCGCTGATACCACTGAATCCAGAATATCCAGATGTGCCTGATCCTGAATAACCACTGAATCCAGAATATCCAGAAACACCGCTGCCTGAATATCCTGAATATCCAGAAACGCCTGATCCACTAAACCCTGAGTATCCGCTGATGCCTGAATATCCGCTATAACCAGAAATGCCGCTGCTGCCTGGTGGGCCAACTATTTCACCAACATTGTTCCAAACAGTACCAGTCCAAATGTACAAGTCACCATTTGAATCAACAATGTATGCATCATTGGGATTGTTTCCAGTGGGTGGCAAATCTGCTGGTGTGGCCACTGATCCTTTGATATTGATTGATGTACCTTGCTGGCCAGAATACCCAGAAAAACCACTGTATCCGCTTATTCCTGATCCAGAGTATCCACTGATGCCTGAATATCCAGAATATCCTGATGCACCTTGTGCGCCAGTAGCTCCAGAAATTCCTGAATATCCAGAATAACCTGATGTGCCTTGAGGCCCAGTGGCACCAGAATATCCGCTTGTGCCACTAAATCCAGAATATCCAGATATACCTGATCCAGAATATCCACTAAATCCAGAATATCCAGATGTGCCTGAAAGGCCAACTCCAGAATATCCACTAAATCCAGAAAATCCTGATGTGCCTTGTGCGCCAGTGGCTCCAGAAATTCCACTAAAACCAGAATATCCAGAAACGCCTGATCCACTGTATCCTGAAAATCCAGAATAGCCAGATGTTCCTGAAAGGCCCACGCCAGAATATCCACTAATGCCTGAAAATCCAGAATAACCAGATGTGCCTTGTGGGCCAGTGGCTCCAGAAATTCCGCTAAATCCAGAATATCCAGATGTGCCTGAACCTGAATAACCACTAAATCCAGAATATCCTGATGTTCCAGAAATGCCAACACCAGAATATCCACTGATTCCTGAAAATCCTGAATACCCAGACAAACCTTGTGGCCCAGCTTGGCCAGAATATCCAGAGTATCCAGATGTGCCTGATCCTGAATAACCACTGAATCCAGAAATGCCAGACCCAGAATATCCACTAAATCCTGATTGACCAGAATATCCTGAAATGCCGCTATACCCTGAATATCCGCTAATGCCACTGTATCCTGATGAGCCTATTCCAGAATAACCAGAATATCCGCTATATCCCGATGTGCCTGATCCTGAATAACCAGAATATCCACTGTATCCAGAATATCCACTAAACCCTGAAACACCAAAACTGGATTTGTTTACATTGATGATTTGATTAGGTGGTGGAGTGACTTGAATGCTGACATTATTGTCATTGATCACTGTGACTTTTGTACTCATGTTTACTCCACCACAATGCCATCAGACCGCACAATGAAGAATAAAAAGATAATTATGTCTTCAGCTGGAGTTGATCCATTAGCTGGAAAACTGATTTTTATTCTGCCTGAGTAACCAATTCCATTTGGATCGGCAATGTCCAAGCCAGGATCGCTTGAAGCCAAACCCCATGCACTATCATCCATTACCAATGTAAACGATCCATTGGTATAGTTGATATTGGTAATTGTGAGTGAAATAGGTGTGGGAGTTGGTGTGTAATCGCCAATGGTAAACGTCAAACCATTTC